AAATTGACGATCAGCGTCGTGAATATGTTGATGGATATCGTGAAGTTCTGCCACAGCCTAACACCCTTTCTGATGTTGTCCGTGAGTTCGTTTACTGGGACTGGCTCTATAGTGTACGCAATACGGCAGGCAAGGAACTCGGCTATGACTTTGGCTATTCAGAGCATCATAAATCAGTTTATGACCGTGAGTGCTACTTGGAAAAAATGCTAGCAACCATCAAACCCGTGACGCGATCTGAAGCCGTGGAGGTATGCCGCTGGTTTCTGGCAAGCGGAAAGGACGAATTTATGGAAGACAACGGCGCGGCGGTAATTCTTAACCTGGTAGGGGAGTGTGAAGAATGAAACTGGAGGCATCGCTAAAACACTTTAGCCCTCAGGGTATGCATATCAGCGACGACGTGAAAGGAACCTCTCCGGATCGTATCACCGGCACCGATGTTATGGCGGCCATTGGTACCACCAGCAGCCGCGCGCGGTTTGGTCTGGCTGCATTCTTTGGTAAGACCGGGATCAGCAAAAGCGATGAGCAGCTGGCAGTACAGGCTCTGGCGCGTCATGCAATGGAATCAGCGCCCAGGAATGTACGTAAAGCAGCAGCAGGGGAATTTGGCTGGTGCATGCTGACGCTGGCACAATTCGCCTTTGCTGAATACTCCCGTTCAGCGGAAACCAGCGTGACGTGTCACAGCTGCAGCGGCAGCGGATTAACCTCTCAGTATGAGGATGTGATCAAACATCCTGGAGTCTTCAACTCTGACGGAATGGAAATCGTACCACCGAAAATCAAGCACGAACTGGTCAAGCGTAAATGCGCGGCATGTAACGGTAAAGGTGAGCTGTTGGCCCGATGCCGTTGCGGCGGAAAAGGTGAGGTGCTCGACCGCAAAGCTACAAGCGAGCGCGGCGCGCCGGTGTTTAAAATCTGTGAGCGATGCAGTGGAAATGGATTTTCTGGGGTACCGTCTACTGCAGCCTATAAAGCGATACTGAAGCGAGTCCCGGATCTGCACGTCAGAACGTGGACCCGTAACTGGAAACCGTTTCTGGAGGGGCTTGTCGACGTCTGCTACAGAGAAGAACAAAAAGCAGACTCGGCGTTTCAGGACGCAACGAGCTTTCGTGATGATGTGAACAAAATTTAGCAAATTAGCCACGTTAAGCTTGATTTTGTCCGAACTTGTCATGTATGCTTCAAATCGTAGGTTATTGCGCCTGCACGAAATCAAACCCGCCTCCGAGCGGGTTTTTTTATGGCCGTAACAGGAAAGAGCATTGGGCTTATGGGCGTTCTGCGTCGAGGGCCACCCTTCGGGGGAAAGAGTGACGATAACCCGTCACAGTAGGCTCAGTGTTCTCTCCGTTACGGTTAATTGCAGTCCTCAGAGACAAGCCGAAGATAAGCATCGGCAACCGTAACCAATTACTCCCGAACCAGGTCAACACGAATGAATACATTCATCATTTGTGCATCCGGCCCGTCTCTCAATAAATCAGATTGCGAACTGATCTCCGGATCGGGGCTGCCGGTTATTGCTGTTAACTCCACCTGGCGAGCCGTGCCTGATTGTGAATACATTTACGCGGGTGATCTGCGCTGGTGGGATGCAAACATCGATGTTCTGCCGTCCTCAGCCTCTCGCTGGACCTGTAATTACCGGGCTCATAAACGCTATGGGCTAAATCTGTTTGATACAGATACCCGGTGGGCCTTCAACTCCGGGCAGCGCTCGATTCTGTTTGCTGCCAGCCTGGGGGCGAAAAACATCATCCTGTTAGGGTTTGACTGCTCCATTAATTGTGGCAGTCACTGGCATGGTGATCACGTCGGGCTGGATAACCCTACAGCAGAGAGTGTCACGCGCTGGCGCGGGGAGTTTGCCAATACCGCCAGAGCGCTGGCCGGTAAGGTGAATATCATCAACAGTAGCCGCCAGACAGCGCTTAAGTGCTTCCGGTGTCTCGGCCTCAATGAGGCTTTACGTGAGGTAGCATGTTAAACGTTCCTCTATTCATTGAAGGCATACTGGGCATGGGTGACAACATCTACCAGCGCGCTTTCGTTAAGCAGTTGCCTGCCGGTACTTATATCCGGACCGCCTGGCCCGAACTGTATGAAGATTTGCCCGTTCTGCCCGTTCGCAGTTTTACAACGCTCCGCACGCAGCGCAAAAACGAGTACCGGACGCAGGCCGCTTTTCACCTGCCGCCAGATATGCGCCAGACAAAACGGATTTTCTATGGTCCGGATCATCTACGGCGCGGTTCAATATTTGACGCGATGCGCCAGCAGTTTGGTACCGAGCCGTCAGAACTTGACTTGCCCTCTTACGGACCCGCTGAATTTACGTCTGAAAAGCCGATCGCGGTAATTCGTCCGGCAACTGTTCGCAGTGAATGGCGCAGTGATTCCCGTAATCCTGATCCGGATTACCTGTTGCAGGCATCCCGGTTACTGAGAAAACATTATTGCGTAATCAGTGTGGCTGACCTGCAGGAGGGGGAGGAGTGGTCCGTCGGTGAACTTCCCGAAGCGGATCTGCGCATGCACTCCGGCCAGCTCAACTTCAAATCACTGATGCGCCTTATTGAGCATGCCGCCGTGGTGGTTACGCCGGTGGGCTGGGCGCTTCCTGCTGCTATTGCCTATAAAACACCAGTGTATGTCGTCGCTGGTGGGAGAGGCGGCCACAATGCACCGGAAATCGTAACCGATCCGGCGATGGACCTCTCCCGGGTTGGCTGGGCAATTCCCGACAATTACTGCCGCTGTGAAGCATGGGATCACCACTGCGACAAGCGGATTTCAAATTTCTCCGATAAATTTGAGGCCTGGCTCCATGAAGTCGTTTTATCAGGAACTGGAAAACGGGCTGGTATTTTTACCGGAGCTCGGGATCGGACGTTATCCCGTTCCGGCATCACGCCCGTATGACGAGCAATATTTCGCAAAGTATCAGCAGCTGGCCGACACCGAAACGGGCAGAGCTTTAACGCAATCCCGTATTGAGCTGGTGGAGCGCCATTTTCACGGCCCTGTTCTCGACGTTGGTATCGGTGCCGGTCAGTTCGTCTCTACCCGACCGGGAACGCTTGGGTATGATGTTAATCCGACTGGCATCGCCTGGCTGAACGAACGGGGCGCATTCGCTGACCTCTATGCCAACAAGTGGCGAGCGCTTACGATGTGGGATGTACTGGAGCACATTGACGAACCGGAGTTGGCGGTACAGCAGGCCAGCGAATACGTGTTTTTGTCGATCCCGATCTTCACTGATGCCGGAGACATTCTCCGCTCCCATCATTTCAGAAAGAACGAGCATATCTGGTATTTCACTGATGAAGGTATCAGGCGCTGGTTTGCAGAGCAGGGCTTCGAATGCGTGGAACACAACAATATCGAGTGTGAGCTTGGGCGCAAAGATGTTGGTACTTACGCTTTCAGGCGTACTTGAGCTAACCCTCATTTTACCCGCTTCGGCGGGCTTCTTTTTCAGGCTACGGGAATCATCCTCGACGTGCTTTGTGTTAAATCCAGCCCGATAGCCTGAACCCTACACACGGAAAATATATGTCTGATCCATTAACTGTAGCTGGTGGGGTTGCCGCCGGGACTGTGGGGGTGACGCTTGCTACCCTGTTCCCCGAAGCAACTCCCGGCGTAATGCTTTTCTCCCTCGGAGGTACTGCGCTCTATGTATTGACGTCTGAGCCGCACCAGATATGGAAACAGGCGATATTCGCGATCATTTCTTTTCTGGGCGGTGTCTCATTCGCAGTGCCGATGGCGACAATTATGGCTGGCGTTATTAACTCAGCACTGAGTTTGCTGACACCACCAGTAACCATCGAAGTATCACCAAATATCGGCGCGCTGGTAGCCGCATCCATTTCGGTCGCTATCCTTCTTCGCATTTTGTCCAAATCCAGAAACGGGAGCCTTCCCGGACTGGACGGGGGTGATGAATGACATGGGATTCGCTGATGCTTCACGCAAACGCGGTGATCTGTCTGCTGATAATGTTCCGTCTGATGTTCTTCAATAAGACGGGAAAATCTTATCGGCTGGGAGTCTCGTTGTTTGCGTACCTGATTATTCTGTCCGCCGGGTATACCGCATTCCGGATCATCCACGGCGATTACATGCAGGTCGATCCAGGTGAGCTCATGCTGAATGCGACAGTTTGCGTTGCGGTATGGCTGGCCGGTGGGAACCTGGCAAAATTTGTGAGGGCAACGTAATGCAAACCAGTGATAAAGGGATTTCCCTGATTAAAGAGTTTGAAGGATGCAAGCTCACTGCGTACCAGGATAGCGTCGGAGTCTGGACGATCGGCTATGGCTGGACTCAGCCTGTAGATGGAAAGCCAATTCGCGCCGGGATGACCATTAAACAGGAGACAGCAGAGCGCCTTCTGAAAACAGGGCTGGTCAGCTACGAAAATGACGTCTCGCGCCTGGTCAAAGTTGGACTGACTCAGGGCCAGTTCGATGCGCTGGTGTCGTTCACTTATAACCTCGGCGCTCGCTCCCTGTCGACATCGACTCTCCTACGCAAACTCAACGCTGGTGATTACGCTGGCGCTGCAGACGAGTTCCTGCGCTGGAATAAAGCTGGTGGCAAAGTCCTGAACGGACTGGCCCGTAGGCGAGAGGCGGAGCGCGCTCTGTTTTTGTCGTGATCACCTTTGCAGATATCAAAGCCTCATGGCGTCTGATACTGCTGGTGGCCGTCATTGCGGTAGTTGCCGTGCTGTGTGTCCTGCTGGCAAACAGCCGCTCTGACGTTGCTACGCTGAAAAGTGATAATGACGTTCTGCGCAGTGACAACACCCTGCAGGGGACGGTTATCGCTGCTCAGTCTTTCAACTTCAACCGGTTTAACCAGGTGGCTGAGAACGCCAGCCGACTTAACTCTCTGATTGATGCCAGCTCCGATAAAACTGTTATCGAGTACCGGGAGATTCTCCGCCGTGAAAAAACCTGTGATCTGCCTGTTCCTGCTGATGTCGCTGGTGGGCTGCTCGAATACACGAACCGTCTACGTGCCAGCGCAATGCACACCGATTCCGGGGACGCTGACGCAGCCGGTGATAGCGCCACTACCACCAGTTCGCTGACGTATTGCCAGGCTGTTCTCTGGATCAAGCCGCTACTAGCCGCTATCGAAAAAGCGAATAATCAGCTGGCTGGAATACGCCAGATCGAGAAGGACAGTCAATGACTATTGCCAGCATGACATTACAAAAGCCATTCACTGAGTGGCTTTGATAATGTTTTTTGAGTGAGGATTGTTCAGTATGGCTTCGATAAAAGAATCCACTGATGCCATTGGACAATCAAAATATTACGTCCACTGGAAGGATGAAAAATCCGGTCATGGACGCCGCCGCATTTTTAAGAATATTGATGATGCCGCACATCTTTTCTGGCAAAAACAGAATATCGAGCTGGATTGTCGAACTGCCAGCTGGACCGGAATAGACCATTCCTGGACTTTCCGAAAATTAATTCTGTTTTATCTGGGGTATCAGGCCGGCAAGCTGGAAAAAAATATCATTCGGTTGTCGTCATATACGAAATGCCGTCACGATCTTCTCGCTGTAGACGGGCCGATACTGGAAAAAAATATTCTCCATATCAGCCATCGCGATATCGTTGATTCGGTTCGCACCGGCTGCCATCGCTGGATTCGTTCGGCTTTCTTCCTGCTGGTGGAAAAGCGGCTCATCACTTTTAACCCTGTTGACCGTCCCGCGCGCCGGAAGCGTCGACCCATCACCATACCGCCATCATCATCGGTCAGGGAGCTACTGAATAACGCGCCAGTTCGTGAGCGTATCGCGTGCTGGCTCGGGATTTGTGGCCTGCGCATCGGTGAGGCTCTGGCGGTTACTTATAACGACGTGTCAGCCGACTGGATCGACATCCGGGGGCATGTTGTTGACGGCGTTATACATGAGGGGCTGAAAAGAGGAGTGGAGCGCCGGGTACGGATGCCGCGTGAGCTTTTCGCGTTGTTGGATAAAAGTAAACTCGGTACCTCTGAGCCTCTTATCTGCAACCAGTTTACCGGCGCATGCCTCGCTACCAGCTACGGCACTCAGGGCGTTCTCGTCAGAACCCTGAACGACTATGGCATTAAACGATTCCATCATCTTCGCCACTTTGCTGTATCTCGCCTGGCAAACAAAGGCGTCGATATTCTGAAGGTTTCCCGACTTATTGGGCATTCGAACATCAAAACCACAATGGACGTTTACGGTCACCTGTTCGGTGAAGTGGTGGAGATGGATTTGGACTGAGTTATCCACATAGTGGAAATATTAGGGCGATCCACTATCTCCCCATTCTGCGCGGCCTCCGGGCATCAAATCGCAGTTTTCCCGAAAAAAAGGATATGCCGCATTTTTACCCCCTCTGATATGCCGCACTTGGCACCAGAGAGGACGCGGCCTGCACGCCAGAATTTACCGCTTGATACGCCGCACCCGGATCGGAGAAATTGGATTTTGAACAAAAAATAATCACATTGACTTAGGCGGAAGTATGGCTCCTAAAAAAAGCTTCAGAAAAGCCTACGTCGGTATCGTTATGGACATGGCATTAGCCCGTAGCAAAATCAGCAATCGGATGGTTGCTCAGCGCTTAGGTGTGGACGAGACGACGATCCGTCGCTGGCGTAAAGAGAATATCGAGTTTGAGCGCGCTTTCACTGAGGCTCGCGAAGCTCTTAGAGAGAAAATAAACCGCGTCGCCGGTAAGAGCCTGGACGTTCGTAAACGGAAGGTTGTCACCACATCGCCGGATGGTGTGAAAACCACGATTGAAGATGTGCTGCCCACGCACAACGATATTGCTGTTTTCTCAAAGGTGCTCGGTCTTGGTACCAGCGTCTATAGCGAGGAAGAACGTCAGCGTGATGTGCTTCGCGAGGTGATGAAACACAAAGTGGCCGGAAAATACTCCGCGCTGGAGGCGGCGCAGCTGCTTGAGGCTGAGGGGGTAAAAGTTCCGGCAACCCTGCTTATGGAGCTGGGAGCACCGAAGATTTTTGAATCGTTCAACAATATGGACGAGGCAGCCAAAGCCGACGCGGCGAACCTGACCCCGCAGGAAGCAGCAGATATCTACAAAAAATACCTGGGCTGAAAATTGCAAAAACAGGCGTTTCGAACCGTAAAAACGCTATGCACTTTTTGACCCGTTTTATGCACGTTTTATTCATCCCGATTTGACCACTTTTCTGTTCAAAACACAGGTTTCACGCCGTTTGGGTGATGGGTACTGTTGCGCCAGTGCGGGTAACGACCATTATGTTAAATCGGGGCATTTTTGAGGAATTTTTCTGTGCCGATCCCGTTCCCCTTTGACTTCCGCAAACCGGACTATACCGCCGTGTTTGAGTGGAGAATGGAGAGGCTGGAGCGGATCAGGAAAGCGCCTGAAATGCTTCCGGCACTCCGTGAGTTTTACCGCACTAACCCGGCCCAGTTCATCATCGACTGGGGTATGACGACGGACCCGCGTAACCTCGATTATGGCCTGCCTGCCACCATCCCGTTTTTGCTGTTCCCCCGCCAGGAGGAATGGATTCACTGGATCATGGACAGGCGCGCCAGTCTTGAGCATGGACTGACAGAAAAAAGCCGCGAAATGGGGCTGAGCTGGACTTCTGTCGGCCTTGCCTGCTCCCTGTGTCTGTTTAACAAAGATATGGTGATTGGTTTTGGTAGCCGTAAAGAGATGTACGTCGATTCCACGAGCGACCCAAAATCACTTTTCTGGAAAGCAAGAAAATTT